TGGAACAAGTGTTGAAGTTTGCCGAAGGCAAGAGCGTAATGGGCATGATTGGTTGCGAACGTGAAGGCCTTGTATTCAAGTGTCATGAACGGTCTGTATCGTTCAAGTCAATCTCTAACAAGTATCTCCTGAAACACGGAGGTTAACGGTTTACCGACAGCTGACTATTTGCGTGGATGGATGTCGGTGGAACAGACTCTTCGGAGTCTGTTCTTTTTTCTGTATTACGGCGAAATCAGTTTTTAAAAACCGGTGGTTTTACAATAAGTATTTTACATAATGAATAGACAAACTTATACAAAGGTGTTATAATAATACATGCCCGGAATAACACGATTAGAAATTAAAGACGAAGTCAATATCAAGTTCCATGACCTTGATCCAAGTACTCGTCGCAAATGCGAAGCTAAACTAAAGTTTCAATTACCACATGCTTTTCATGTACCAGCATTTAGACTGGGACGATGGGATGGCAAGATTGGTTTCTTTACCACAGCTGGCTCAACTTATATTAACTTACTTGATAGGGTGCTTCCTATTTTGCAAGACGAAGGTTGGTCCATTGAGATTGACGACAAGCGAACTAATCATAATTTGCATTTTACTGAAGTTACCGAAGACACGTTCGGTCACATACTTTGGCCTAAAGGCCACCCAGCAGAAGATCAGCCTATTAAAATTCGCGACTACCAGGTAGAGTGTATCAATCGCTTCCTTGCTAATCCGCACGGTGTCCAAGAAATTGCAACAGGTGCTGGCAAGACGCTAATGACAGCAGCAATGAGTTTATGCTGCGAGCCGTTTGGACGTACACTTGTTATTGTGCCAAACAAAGACTTGGTTCGTCAAACACATGCCGACTATGTCAACATGGGATTGGATGTTGGCGTATACTTTGGAGATGAAAAAGATCTTGGCCATACTCATACTATTGCAACTTGGCAAAGTATCAACACGCTAATCAAACGAAACAAAGAAGGCATCAGTGCAATTGGCATGGATGCAATCACAGACGATCTAATTGCAGTTATTGTAGACGAGGTACACATGGCCAAAGCTGATGTATTGCGTACAATGCTAACAGGCCCCTTTGCCAATGTTCCAATCCGTTGGGGATTGACAGGAACTATTCCCAAGGAAGAACACGAGTACGTTAGTCTCATTGCTTGCCTAGGCGAAGTACTGCATAGACTGCAAGCAAGTGAATTGCAAGATATAGGAGTGCTGTCAAACTGCCACGTGAAAGTGTTGCAGTTTGAAGACAAGGTTGAATATAAGACCTATCAAGAAGAATTGACGTACCTAACGTCAAATGAAAAGCGATTGGATGCACTTGCTGCTACAATTGAAAAGATTAGTGCTGGTGGCAACACACTGGTATTGGTCGATCGCATTGCATCTGGAAAGATGCTAGTAGAAAGAATTGCTGACAGCGTATTCGTATCTGGCGCAATGAAATCAACAGCTAGAAAAGAGGAATATGATGAAGTTACGACTGCGACTAACAAGGTTATTGTGGCGACTTACGGTGTGGCCGCTGTGGGTATTAATATCCCTCGTATTTTTAATCTGGTTCTTGTGGAACCCGGAAAGAGCTTTGTCCGCGTTATCCAATCAATTGGACGCGGTATTAGAAAAGCGCAAGACAAGGACTTCGTACAAATCTGGGACATAACCAGCACTGCAAAATTTGCCAAGCGGCACTTAACTAAACGTAAACAATTTTACACCGAAGCCAATTACCCATATCAAACAGAAAAGGTTACTTATAAATGAATATTTTAACAGTCGATAATAAGTCGTATGACTTAGACAGACTTCCAGAAGAGATTGACGAGGACCTGCGATACGGAGTACTTGACTACAGCAATCCAGCTGAAGTAGACTATATTTTTGTTCCGCTTGTATTCCTTGAAAGTTTCTCTTGCCCCGCCGCTGTTTTACGCATTGGTAAAGTTGAAGTTAAGGTTCCACTTGACTGGTCATTGATCATTGGGGAGCCAGATCACGGCGAACCTGAAATTATCAATGTAATGAGTTTGAATGATCGAGGCTTCAGTACATTTGTGTTTAACCCAATCAATGGCTATCGTCCCGAGTGGCATAAAGTTGAAGTGGTGAACATTTATCAAGAAGTAAAATGGTATGTACCAAAGTTGAAGTTTGGGCATGTACTTGCAGTACCATTGGCCAATGGTAATGAGCCAGTGTGTGCATTCTTTGTTAAAGAAACAAATAAAATTCCAGAAGTACTTGACTTAAACAAAATTTGGTTTTAAAATATAGCTATGGCTACTAAAAAGAAAACCCCAGCAACGGCTGCATATAAGCTGCCAATTGAACAAGTAATGGCGGCAGTGGATCTGCGCAAAGGCGAATACTACACCAAACTTGAACCTGAAGAACTAAAGTCATTGAGCACTTACATGTCGCAGCGTTGGGCAAGTCAAGTACAAGGTACACGCGATATACAAGAATATTACTTGACCACGGTTAATGATCTTAGTAATCTAGACTACGTAGCAACAAAAAGCGAGCATGACGAGTTGAGATGGCGTGTGCTTGCATTGTGTGGCTTGGGTCAAAAGATGAGACACGAGTTTATCCCGCCCAAAGGCGCTAAAAAAGACAAGCTAACCGCCTGGCTATTGGAACAGTTTCCAGCACTGCGTGATGATGAAATAGAGTTGTTTCGTACGTTAAACGGCGATGAAGTGTTAGCGGACATTGCTGTACACAAAAACATGGGTAATAAAGATCTTAAAGAGTTGTTTAAATAGTATGACGGATTATCAATGTCGCTTTTGCAATAAATCATTTACACGCGAAAGAACCTTGAGTAGTCACATGTGCGAAAAGAAACGCAGATGGATGAACAAGGATGATCCTGCAAGTCGAATAGGCTTCAATGTATGGACTGACTTCATGAAGTATGTCAGTCCTAATACTAAAAAAGTAAAGACTATTGACGATTTTATAAGGAGTGCCGACTACCTTGGATTTGTAAAGTTTGCCAACTACCTGATTGAACTCCGCCCATTGGAAAGTGATAAATTCATTCAGTGGCTATTTAAAATGGGAGTAAGGTTAAGTGATTGGCAAAAGCCCGGGACATATCAATTATATGTACAGGAAGCAGCAAAAAAAGAAACTGCCGATCGTGCGTTAGAAAGAACAATACTTGCAATGGCTGAATGGGGAGACTCTACAGGCATTAGGTGGCAAGAATTTTTTAATAAGGCTGCACCAGCGACAGCAATGAATATGATAGTGTTGGGGCGGATTAGTCCGTGGATTATATTTTCAACTGACGCAGCGCAGAGTTTATTAGACAGGATGGAACCGGGACAGATTGATAAAGTGGCAGAACATGTGGATACCAAATGGTGGAAAAACAAACTAAAAAACCAAACAACCGAAGTACAGTGGATCAACACAACGTTAAGACAGGCAATCAATATGCCGACCTAGAAAAACGTTTAGAAACTGTATTAGAAAAATTAAATGAAATGACACGCGAAGTGCATGCTCTCCAACAACAACAAACAGTTCTAATAGGACTTGTTAACAGTAAAAGTAAACTATGAATCTACCAGACGTAGACATCGACTTTGCAGATAGAGAACAAATTCTGCGACTGCTGCCTCACGTTCCTGCAATGCAGAATTTGCAAACTGGAAGTCGGCAGAAGCATAAGACGGGTGTATACTTTCATCCAGTGCCAACAAATCCATACACAGGTTGGTGCGATGTGGATTATCAACAGGCAGAAGAATTGGGATTTTTTAAAGTAGACTTGCTGAACGTAAGTTTATATCAAAAAGTTAAAAGTAAAGATCAGCTAGACGCACTTGCTAACCAGGAGCCAATGTGGGAATTGCTTCAAGACAACGACTTTGTAAATCTGTTATTTCATTTGAACGGGCATGGAGAGATTTTGAAGAAGACTTGCCCTACTTCCGTGGAACAATTAGCTGCCGTCCTTGCTATGATACGCCCAGCGAAACGCTATCTGATTGGGAAGCCTTGGACTACGATAACGAAGGAAGTATGGACGAAGCCAGAAAGCGGCGAATATTTCTTTAAGAAAAGTCACGCAACTGCATATGCTGTGGCAATTGTGGCGCAGATGAATTTGATCTGTGAGCAGATCAGCTATGGGTACAGTTAACCCATCTTCCTGATAAGATTAATCTGGCGCCGCTTTGTGCGCTTGGTAATTACATTATTTAGGCTGGTTTGATAGCCATACAGTACTTCAAAGTCCTTGGTACTATAAGTTTTAAGAGCATATGCAAAACGGCGCATCTGTTCTTTGAGTACAATGTTAATGGGTATTAAGCGATTACTGCCCCACCACCATTCGTCGCCTTGCTCTATCAAAGCCAGTTTATCTTCATCTGTTTTGAGTAGATTGTAAACATACATAGTAACAACAACATTATCGCTATTTTGTATAATCCCAACAAGCTCGTTTTCGCCGTAGCGAATTAAGCTCATAAAAGGGAAGCGTTCTAAAAATTCTTTAACTTTGTTGTCCATCGAAGTACTTAGCATTTTATAATCTGGCACGTTTGCTAAATATGTGTATGGCCACTTTAAACTCAAGCATCCCAACAGCAACGTTGAACTATTCTGGCGCTGGCACGGGACCTAGCGCAACACGTCATGCACCAAGCTACACCGACCAACGCATTACTTGGTTTAAAGGTGTAGACAACCTATTAGATCTTACTATTACTGGTGCAGACCGTCGCCCAGTTAGCTTATTACGCCGCGAACTAACAATTACAATGTGGGATAGAGAAACTGGCGCTACAATATTCCGCCGACGTGCAATGCCAACAGTTGCTGAAAATGGACAAGCACGTATTACAGTGTATGCCCGAGATTTAATGACACTTGGGTCTGGACTTTATTCGGTTGGCGCTACAATGGTCAACGAAGATGGCCTTGAACTTGCCCTAACCTGGAACCGCGCCATGCAAGGTGCATTTGATGTTGAAGTTATGGACGCTCCTGTACCAACTAGCCGCAGTTCAAATACCATAACCGAATGGACAGCAGCAGGCGATCTTTTTGTGTCTAGTGCATTTAATGGTCCAGTATATTACAAAAAAGAAACAAGCCTATTTACAGTTGGTGTATATGCTACCAACTACACAGGTACACTTATTGTTCAGGGAACAATGGATGAAAACGTAACCGGCTCCACATTGTGGGCAAACTTAAAGCCACAGGACTACAGTGTTTCGACTCTTGACCTGCGTGGATTTACTGGTATCGACCCATACAACTATTATGGTGGTGTTCGATGGGTGCGCATCGTAAAGTCAGACAGTCCATCGAATGCTGGCACATTGCACAAAGTTATTATTCGAGTATAGGCAAGTTGACTTTGCATATTCAGTAGTGTATAATACACTATATGAGTTTAGTCGAAAACATTCTTAGGGCACACTTACCCACATTAAAGTCAACTTCAAATGGTTGGCTGACAATGAACTGTCCAGTTTGTACACAGAACGGACAAAGAAGCCATGACACCAAACGACGGGGCGGCTTCAAATTTGAAACAGATCGAATTGGATATCACTGCTTCAACTGCGGATTTACAACAGGTTGGAGGCCTGGCCAAAAACTAGGCATCAAACTAATCAAACTGATGCGTGAGTTGGGAATCGACGAAGGTGAGATTCAACGCTTAAAGATTCAGTTATGGGATCAAGTTGTTGAAGATGAAACTGTTGTACACGAACCATTTAAAAAACCCGATTGGCCGGAAATACAATGGCCGTGGACTGTGCGTGATCTAAACTTAGAAGCAGCAGAATATCTCGATAGCCGCGGAGTGCTTGAACTTACAGATTGGTATACTAGTGCAAGCCCAATACAGGGCATGGAGTATCGTGTAATTCTTCCTTATATGGACAATGGACGTCTTATTGGATACAGCGCTCGCTGGATAGGTGACGTACCAGACAAGAAAACTGCAAAGATGATTGCCAGTCGCCCACCAAGTTATGTGTTCAATTTAGAACATCAAAGTCATCATCGAAAATACACTATTGTCTCTGAAGGTGAATACGATGCACTAAGTCTTGACGGTGTAGCCATTATGACAAACGAAATTAGTCCCGAGCAAGCAAAGATTATTGAAGACATTGACAACGAGCCAGTTGTGCTTGCTGATAGAGATCACGCTGGCCTAAAGTTAGCATTACAAGCAGCCGAGCTAGGATGGAGTGTTAGCTTTCCAGAATGGCCACCAGAGATTAAAGATGCAAATCAAGCTGCACAGCAATTTGGTCGTGCTGCCACACTGCAAAGTGTGCTAGAAGCAATAGAGACTAGCCCGTTGAAGATTAAACTAATGGCAAGGCGTTGGTGTGTATAAAGTAAAAATAGTTTGGAAGCTCGGCCAGGACAATGAGGAATGGTGGAACGAATCTTGTATATGGGTGCTTGAAGAATACGGTCTTCCAGGAGACCGTTATACGACTACACTAACAGACGACTACTTGATATATAACTTTACAAAACAAGAAGATGCTGCAATGGCAGCATTACGTTGGGGAAACAATTAATGGCAAATGAAGTAAAAGAATACGGCTACGATCTACAGAAACTGTTTCTGGATTTTATGATTAGTAATAGAGATTTGGCAGCACGATGCCAAAACGTTTTAGATCCTGAACACTTTGATCGCAGACTAAGAAGTGCAGCAGAGTTTATCAAAACTTATGTAAGTGAACACGGAAACATTCCTGACATTGTACAAGTTAAGGCCACAACAAACACAGACCTATCACATTTGCAAGCCCAGGCAGAAGAACACAGTGCTTGGTTCTTAACTGAGTTTGAAGGCTTTGCACGGCACAAGGCATTGGAGAAGGCCATTCTTCAAAGTGCCGACATGCTGGACAAGAATGAGTACGGCGCGGTTGAAAAACTAATCAAGGATGCTGTACAAGTTGGCCTGCCAAAGACATTTGGTACAGATTACTTTGCTGACCCAGCAGGTCGATTGACAGCACTCAAAGATAACAACGGACAGTTGAGCACAGGGTGGAAGTCGCTCGATGACAAGTTGTATGGCGGCTTTAACAGAGGCGAGCTAAACATCTTTGCTGGAGCGTCTGGCGCAGGTAAGAGTTTGTTCTTGCAGAACTTGGGGTTGAACTGGGCAAAGTCTGGATTGAATACAGTTTACTTTAGCCTTGAACTATCTGAGGGCTTATGCGCAATGCGTATGGATGCAATGATCTCGGATACTCCAACTCGAGAAGTGTTTAAAAAATTAGAAGAGGTTGATCTTAAAGTACGCATGGTTGGTAAGAAAGCTGGTGTACTACAAATTGTGCAATTGACAAACGGCGTTACACCAAACGATTTGTTATCGTGGATTAGAGAATTTCAGACACAGCGCAAAATTAAAATTGATGCTATACTAGTTGACTATCTAGACTTGATGATGCCAGCGGGACAGAAGATTAGTGTAAGTGACATGTTTGTCAAAGATAAACTTGTTGCAGAGGAATTGCGAAACTTAGTTGTGGCTGAACAACTACTATTGGCAACAGCTTCGCAGTTAAACCGTAGTGCAGTTGAAAGCGTTGAGTTTGATCATTCAATGATTGCTGGTGGTTTGAGTAAGATTCAAACAGCCGACAATGTGTTTGGTATCTTCTCTACTCCTACAATGCGTGAACGTTGTATGGTTCAATTGCAATTTATGAAAACACGTTCGAGTGCAGCAGTTGGTCAGAAAATTGATTTGAGCTTTAATCCCGATACATTGCGTATCAGTGATCTAGAAGGTGATACTGCATCAAGTACTGTCCGAGCTAGTGATGTTTATGACAAGCTCAAAGCACGAAGTACAATGGGAACAAGTGTGAATACTGGCCCGCTTGATGTATTAAAAGCGCCCTGGGCAACTGACACGCCAGATGCAAAAACGCCTCTAAGTACTCAGGGTGCAACAACTGCAAGCCGAGAGTTCTTAAGAGGCATTGTTAGCCGAGAAGAGTAATTACTTTGGCTGATACGGTGCTGATGTTGGCTCAACTTCTTCGGGCTCAGACTCGAAATCTGTTGGACCAATTTCAGGGCTATATTCGTCTGAAGTTTCTTGAGCAGCAGCTTCATCGTTAACATCTTTAATGTCTTTGCGTAAACGTGAAATCAATGAACTATCAGAAGCAATAATGTCAGACATGCTGATAAAAGCTGAAGTTATTAGCTTAGATTCTGCAAATGTAATTGGCTGTCCGCTTACCATTTTATTTAACACCTGCATAAATCTACTCTGCAATTCGTCGCTGACAAGCGGTCGTAGTGCTAGTTTTAAACGACTAAGTTCAGTATCTGTAATTTCTACGTCAGGTTCCTGCGTATCGTCGCTGGTATTGTATTCGCTAATTTGCTGTAATTTATTTGATAGATTTCTAAAATCTTGTGCTGCTGATGAAAGTTGCATTTTCAATATCTCCTATTAACATTATTTAGTCATAAATATATTAATCATGCGTAAACAAACTCGTAGTATTCTAGAAGAAATAACAGGCCTAATGCCTCGTCAAGACAAGCATTTGTTAGTCGAAGGCCTGGCTACACAGGCTATTGCCCGGGTAATTAACCTCATTGAGGTTATACAGACTAACTATCCCGAGCATCAAGCTGACGAACTTATAAGAAGATTGCAGTTGGCAATTAAGAATGGAGATCCTGCTAAATTTACACGCGGCGTCCGCTCAATAAAGGAAAATGAACAATGAAGATAAATGACTTAAAGCGTCCAGAATTAACCGAAGGGTTCATTGACAATTTTATTGCCAAAGTAAAAAACATGGCCGGCAACGATGGCCCTACTGGAGTATTTCGGGCATTGCGCGGCCAAAATGCTGCACTGAACAAATTTGCAGATGTCATTTCAAACGAAGCAACTCCTAAAGTAACGGACAGATTGGGAAATCAAGCACAGGGAATTGATGCGGGTTCTGCTACAACTCCAGTAGGTATGATTTTAAAGCAGGCAGAACTTATTGGTAGTTTGCTTGCCAAAAAAGAAAACATTGATATATCACCTGCTGAAATCCAATCAGCAATTTCTACTAACAAAGATGACATTTTAAAAATGCTGCTGGTAAGTGATGATACAGAAGATGCAATTGTTAAATCGTTATTCAATGCAGTGGTACTTCGTTCCCCTAATGTACGTCTGCGTAATTCTCTTGCTGCTAGCATTCGAACAATTTCATTGATTGTTGCTGGCACAATTATTTTTATAAAAACACAACAAGAAGATGCAGAAACTGCATTTGACGAAGCCGGGCTAGCAGCATTTAACAATGCTGGCGCCGAAATTAATAAGTTATTGTTTACACAAAATTCACCAGATCTTGCATCACTGAAACCAAATGAAGATCTTAAAGATAATTTTGAAAATTTAATTATCAATGTATTGACCACAATTAAGAATAAATTTCTAAATCTGACACCTGAGCAATATGCAACTGCTGCAACCAACCCTCCAGCACTTATTAACCCATCGATGATGGTCAATTTGCTCAGTAGCCATTCACCAGATGTTGATCAAGCAGCAGTTGCAGCAGTCAATGAAAAGTTGACGCCAATGATTAATCAACAGTTTGTAGCCTGGGCAGCACTCGCAGCGACAGAGCCAACTACTGGTCATCCAAAAGCGTATGAACTGTACAAGGACTGGGCACAAAATGCACTAGCCCTTAAAGACAATTTAAATGTCGCTGCACCAACTGCTGCAACAGCAGCTCCGGCAGCAGCCCCAGCAGCCCCAGCCGCAGCAGTGCCAGACAAACCAGTACCTATTGCAGCAGTTGAACCAATTACCATTGGTGGCACAAAGTATATTAAAACAAATCTTGGATGGGTAGAAGAAAAAACATCAAAGCCAGCTCCT